AAGATTGGGATAGTATTAATAATAAATTAAAAGCATTTCTGAAATCTTTTCACTTTTCAAAAGTGTCCCTTGATGACAATTGTTTTTATGACTTGGTGCCGAAGAAGTTCTTACTTGAATTCTGTGAAATCAAAAACCGAATTACAAAGCACGTTTTCGAAAATTTTTTGCCGCCCAAAAATTTGAGATTTTTAACTTTATTATCAAGAGTAGTCGAGGATATAAATCAGCAAAAATTAAATATTGATATTGACGGATTTAAACCGCATCTCGCTGAATATAAAGCGAGACAATGGAGAAAGAAAATTCAAGGTATTTCTCCTTATATAAAATATGATATTTTTGGTACCAAAACAGGAAGACTGACAACAAAGAAATATAGTTTTCCAATTCTCACCTTCCCGAAGAAATATCGGTCCATTCTCAAACCAAATAATGATATATTTGTTGAACTGGATTACAATGGAGCGGAGTTGAGAACTCTGATGGCGTTGTCAGACAAAAACCAGCCGACAATGGATATTCATGAATGGAACAGAAGACATTTATCTAACAACAAGGTTATGTCTAGACAAGAAGTTAAAAATTCCATCTTTGCGTGGTTGTATAACTCGAAAAAACATCCAAATGAGACCGCACTAAGAAAGATGTTTGATAAGGATAAAGTCTTGAGTGAGTATTGGGATGGCGAGACTGTAAAAACCTGTTTCAATAGAGAGATACCAGCTGATAAGCATCATGCTCTGAACTATATTATCCAGAGCACATGTGCTGATCTTATTTTGCAAAAAATGATTAAAATTTATGATATACTAGATGGTAGGAAATCAAATGTTGCTTTTTGCGTACATGATAGTATAGTTATTGATTTGCATTCAGAGGACAAACATTTAATGAAAGATATAATAAGTGAATTTTCGAATACGAGATTTGGAAAGTTTAAAACCAGTGTAAAGACTGGAAAAGACTTCGGGAACCTCGAGGAGCTTGTGATATAATGGATACCGTTATTGGATTAGGTCAGGCCGGATGTAATATTGCTGATGAGTTTGCGAAATACGGTCAGTACAAAATTTATAAAATTGACGCCGGCGACAACATCGAACGAGCAGATTGGTCATGGGCTTCATATGGAATTAGTGGAGAAATCAATGAAAATGAAGAAGGCGGTAAATATGAAATTCCTCGTTTAAATAGTCCGGAAGAATATGAAGAAAAATGTCCAGATATGAGAGCGACCTTTAGGGAACTCAAGGGAGAGGTACTTTTTGTTGTAGGAGGTTCTGGAGATATTTCTGGTGCCTCCTTAAGAGTTTTGGAGTACTTGAGCCACTGCGATATAAGCGTTTTATATATAAGGCCGGATCTAGAATTGCTTTCATTGAGTAAAAGTCAACATGAGTGGACTACATTTAATATTTTACAAGAGTATGCCAGATCAGGAGTATTCAAGAGAATTTACCTCGTCAGCAATTCAGAAGTTGAAAAGCACTTAGGAGAGATACCAGTTATTGGGTATTATGATAAGTTGAACGAAATGATCGTTTCAACATTTCACATGGTTAACGTTTATAATCATAATAAAGCTGTAGCTTCTAATTTTTCAGACCCTGATAATATCAATAGAATTTCTACGATTGGAATTGCCAACAGTGATGATGGCGAAAAGAAATTATTTTATTCACTTGACAAAGTAGAAGAATTAAGGTATTATTATGCTATAAACAAAAAAAAATTAGAAGAAGAGGGAGACTTGTTCAAAAAGATCAGAGAGCAAATTAAAAGCGATATAAAAACCAGTTATGGAATATTCGCAACGAGCTATGAACAGAATTATGTTTATACTGTCGCTCACACGTCAGAAATTCAACGACAAAAAAATGAAAAAAACACTTGACAAATGAATTTAGTTGTGTTACTATAAAGACAGCAGAATGAGAGATTAGTCATTCTGACTTTAACCCAAAAAGGAGAAATAATATGGGTATTGATATGGAAAAAATGCGCTCACGCCGCGCCGACCTCGACAATAGAAATGGCAATAATCGAGAGTCCTTTTGGAAGCCGCAAGATGGAGAAACGACGATTCGAATCGTTCCCACTCCTGATGGCGATCCTTTCAAGGATTATTGGTTCCACTATAATGTTGGTGTCAACTCAGGGTTCCTGAGTCCAAAGAAGAACTTTGGAGAAGACGATGCGCTTGATGCATTCGTTCGTAAACTCTATAAGGAGGGCACGGAGGACAGTATTAAGATGGCAAAGTCTCTGTCAGCTAGGCAACGCTTTTTTGCTCCCGTGGTAGTTCGCGGCGAGGAAGAAAAGGGCGTGCGTATTTGGGGCTTTGGCAAGATGGCTTACGAAAAGCTACTCAATCTTGTCCTTAATCCTGAATATGGCGACATTACAGATTCTGAAACTGGAACGGATCTTGTAATTCGCTACGGGAAGCCCGCAGGGGCATCCTTTCCTCAAACGGAGATTACTCCACGCCGGCGCCCTTCGCCGTTGTGCGAGGATGAAGCTCAATGTGCTGAATGGCTGGATACTATTCCGGACCTTAGTAAGCTCTTTGATCGTAAAACTCCGGAAGAAGTTGAAACCATTCTTGACGAATATTTGTCGGGGAATGTCGATGATGCCTCTTCTGATAACGTAGAGAAGTATAATACTGAGTCAGGCGACTCGGTGGATAAAGCTTTTAGTGAGCTTCTTTCATAAATCTCTCTCACCCGCAGGGAGGCACGGGGTTACAGGTGCCTCAAATTTAACAAAAAGGGGTGAATTATAATGAGTAAGAAAAAAAGTAAGAAAAAAGTAAAGGAAAAGGTAGAAAGCGTAAAGGTACAAAGTGGTCAACTTGTAAATGTGCATTACGTTGGAACGTTTGAGGACGGTACTGAATTTGACAGTTCTCGTGAACGAGAAGAATCTATTTCTGTTCAAGTTGGTTCTGGTAATCTTATTGCCGGCTTTGATGCGGCTTTACATGGTATGACCATCGGAGAAGTCAAAAAAGTTACATTGGAGCCTTCAGAGGCTTATGGAGAAGTAGACCCAGAGTTTGTTCAATCAGTCCCTCTTCAATCATTTCCTCCAGATTTTGATTTTAAGGAAGGAGCGATGGTTCAAGGTCAGAACCCCGATGGAAATTCGGTGACTGCTAGGATTGATTCCGTTAGTGATGATTCTGTTGTACTGAACTTTAATCATCCGTTGGCAGGGAAGAAGTTGAATTTTGAAATTGAACTTTTGAGTGTCGAAGATCAAGTCGCAGAGCAAGAGGAGTAAAAGATTTAATTATGGCGAGAAAAGCTAAAACTAAAGCAGGAAAACTTTCCATGTCAGACATGCGAAATCTTATTAATAGAAAGGCTGGCATGTCTGTTGCACATGATTTAACAAGTGCTAATCCAACCGAGGTAAAAGATTGGATTCCAACAGGCTCTCGCTGGTTGGACTCAATTGTTTGTCGCGGGAAATTAACTGGCATACCAGTAGGTAAGGTTGTTGAAATTGCTGGTTTAGAATCAACTGGCAAGTCTTATATGGCTGCTCAGATTGCCGCCAATGCTCAGAACATGGGCATTGATGTAATCTATTTTGATTCTGAGTCTGCGATTGATCCAACTTTTCTGGAGCGCACAGGCTGTAATCTGGAAAACTTGCTTTATATTCAAGCACAGAGTGTAGAGTTCGTACTTGAGACAATTGAGGATCTTCTCGCCAATAATGAAAATCGTATGCTCTTTATTTGGGACAGTCTTGCTCTGACCCCATCTGTTAGTGATGTTGAAGGCGATTTCAATCCTCTCTCTTCAATGGCTGTAAAAGCCAGAATACTCGCCAAAGGCATGTCCAAATTGACTGTTCCCATAGCGAACAGCCAATCGACATTTCTCGTTCTTAATCAACTTAAGACAAACATCACTAGAAGCCCTTCTGAAGCAATGGTAGAGCCTTATATGACGCCTGGTGGAAAAGCTATGATATACGCATATTCTTTACGCGTATGGCTTACAGGAAGAAAAGCAAAGGCTAGCTATGTGCTAGACGAAAGAGGGTTTAGGGTGGGGTCAGAGGTCAAGGCTACTCTCAAAAAGAGTCGCTTTGGCACCCAAGGTAGACAAGCAAGTTTTAAAATTTTATGGGGAGATAATATTGGTGTTCAGGATGAAGAGAGTTGGTTCGAAGCAATCAAAGGTTCAGAACACCTCAAGCAGAGCGGAGCATGGTATTCGCTACAGTATAAAGATGGCACAGAAGAAAAGTTTCAGCCATCAAAATGGAAAAATATGTTGACAAATAAGAAATTTCGTGATAGAGTGTTAGATATAATGGATGAAGAAGTTATCTTAAAGTTCGACAAACGACAAGGCGAAGCATCGGACTTTTATGATATTGAACAAGAAGAGTAAAGATGAAAAAGCTAGTCCTTTTGCTGCCGTTGTTTCTCAGTGTCAGCTGTGTTAGATATGTAGAAGAAATACCTTCGGCAAAATATTGTGAAATAGAGTACGTTGAAACCAAATATAATGGGTTGGTTCTACCCTGTTTTGACGATCAAAAATGGTACAGAGATGTGGTGCCGTGTAACAAAGTAGCTGGTTATCGACGTGTGAGCCCCGTCGTCTACTTTATTTCATGGCATGGAATGTACAATCCAAATCGTATATATCTCCGCCGCATCCCCCGTCCTCACCCACGCCGCATTCGTAAAACTGCGAAGCGTGAAAAATCCTTTACAAAGCCAAGACATTACGGTGGGCAATGAAAATCACGAACAAAACTCAGCGTTATCTATCTGTAGCCAAAAGAGTAGCCCAACAAGGCGCCTGCGAGAAAACTAGTCACGGCGCAGTGTTGGTGAAGGGCGGCAACGTTATAAACGCTGCTCGAAACAAGTGGACTTATTCTTCTTTTGGTAAAAGATTTCGCGAGAGAGGTAAAGGAATATCAACTCTTCATGCAGAGCTAGCAGTCGTTCTCAATTTAGATAGATCTATAACGCGAGGAACGGACATTTATGTTGTCAGAGTTAATAAGAAGGGAGACTTTAAAATGAGCAAGCCATGCAGTATGTGTGAAACTGCTCTTAAACACGTTGGAATAAAGAGAGTATATTACACGACAGATGATGGGACTATTGAATACTACAAATTATGATTCTAATGATAGCATGGAAGAGAGATTTTTGGAAGAACTAAGAGAGTCTTTTCCAAAAATGAAATTCACTCTTATCAATTTGGAACTTCCGAGTCCGTTGTTTGATTGTGGGGAACGACAAACTCTCAAGGCCGGCAGAAAGAAACTTAAATCATCATGGACTCCTCCATTGTCAGAAATTAAAGAGGAAGAGTTTTACCAGCGTTTGTTGGGTGAGTGCATAGATGAAATTAACAAGTTATATCCAAAAAGAAGGTGGTTTTGAAAAGAGTACTAATAATTGATGCCCTTAATATTTATTTGAGAGCTTATATATCCAACCCTTCAATTGCTTCGAATGGTCAGCCAATTGGAGGAGCATTTGGCTTCCTTAAATCTTTACAGAAATACTGTAGAGAGATGAAGCCAGATCATATTGTTGTTTGTTGGGATGGTCCTGATGGAAGCAGAAAAAGAAAGACAATGCACAAAGGCTATAAACAAGGCAGAAAGCCCATTCGTCTTAATCGTAATGTACGTATCATGTCTGAAGAGGAAGAGCAAAACAATAAAGTTTGGCAGCAACAAAGATTGATAACATACCTTAACTGTCTTCCTGTTTCTCAGATCATGATTGAAAAAATTGAAGCAGATGACATCATTAGTTATGTTGCACAAATGCCTCATTTCAAAGACGCCCAGAAAGTTATCATTTCCAGCGATAAGGATTTTTATCAACTTTGTAATGATAAAACAGTGGTATACAGACCGGTCCAAATTGAGTTCATAAACGTCAAAAGGTTGGTTGAGACGTTCGGTATACATCCAAACAACTTCGCCCTCGCAAGGGCTATTTGCGGCGATAAGAGCGACAACCTAGACGGTGTTGGCGGCGCAGGGTTAAAGACCGTTGCTAAGCGGTTTCCGTTCCTCTCAGAGGCAAATACACACGAGATAGGGACGCTCCTGAAGGCGTGTGAAGAAGTTGAAAACCCTCTAAAAGTTCATCATAATATTTTGAGTGGAGAGAAGAAAATAATAAGAAATTATAAGATGATGCAGTTGTATACTCCTCTTATTTCAGTGCAAGCTAGTCAAAAGATTAAGTACGCTATCAAGGATATGACACCAGAATTAAACAAAACTCAATGCATCGGCTTGATGATTGAAGATGGTATCGGTGCATACGATTGGTCAGAAATGTTTGCGACAATGAAAAGAATTTGCTTGACACCGATTGAAAAATGAGTTATAGTAGTAAAATGATTCATGACAAAGACAGAAAGATGGAAGAGATTATTTTAGAAGTACTTGAAGATTTTAATAGTTATTCAACAAACATCTCTTCAGAAATTTCTAGGAGAATGATTGCAAAGGCGGTTATTAAGAAAATCAAGAAGATATACAACTACGATGTAAAGTATTTTTATAGTTAAAATTTACGCCCGTAGTTTAGTAGGTTAGAGCGCCACTCTTATAAGGTGGAAGTCCCTGGTTCAAGTCCAGGCGGGCGTACTAAAAAAGGTTATTATGACAAAAGAAGAGAGAGTAGATTTTTCAAAATATGGCAAGGATTTTCAAGAAAAATTATGTCAACTGATCCTACAAGACAGAATTTTTTGCGATCAAATTGAAGAGGTGTTAGATATACAGTTCTTGGAACTAAAGTATCTACGCGTCTTCATTGAAAAGGTTTTTTCTTACAGAGAGAAGTACAAAGTTCACCCAACAATCCGCATCATGTTAACGATAATGCGTTCTGAGTTGGATGATGAAAATGACGCTACGCAAAAACAAGTGAGAGATTATTTTTCCAGAATTCATAAGTGTGATATGGAAGTTGAAGGAGAAGAGTATATTAAGGACACTGCTCTTGATTTTTGTAGGAAACAAGTGCTGAAGGAGGCTATGCTCAAGAGTGTTGGTCTTCTCAAGAGTTCATCATTTGATGAAATTGCATGTACTATTAATGATGCCCTTAAATTAGGATGTGATAATAATTTTGGATACGATTACCTGAAAGATTTTGAAAAAAGATTTCAAATTAAATCTAGAAATCCCATAACGACTGGATGGGACTATGTTGACGATATAACGAAAGGCGGGCTTGGCAAGGGAGAGCTTGGAGTGGTTGTCGCTCCTACCGGGGCAGGAAAATCAATGGTTTTGGTTCATTTAGGAGCACAAGCAATAAAAGAAGGAAAAAATGTTGTTCATTACACTTTAGAATTATCCGATACTGTGGTAGCATCAAGATATGACAGTTGTATAACAGGAGTTCCTCTAAAAGACTTGTTTGTATTTAAAGAACAAATTTACGAAAGTGTTCAAGATCTTGAAGGTGGTCTTATTGTTAAAGAATATCCAACAAAATCTGCTTCTACGAAAACTTTGGAAAATCATCTTGAAAAGTTACGACAAAGAGATTTTAAGGTCGATATGATTCTTGTTGATTATGGAGATCTTTTGAAACCAAACGTTATTCGTAAAGAGAAAAGAATGGAGTTGGAATCTATTTATGAAGAGTTAAGAGCAATTGCTCAAAAGAATAATTGTCCTGTTTGGACAGCTTCGCAAACTAATAGGTCCGGATTGAATGCTGAAGTTATAACAATGGAATCTATTTCCGAAGCCTTTAACAAGTGTTTCGTCGCAGATTTTATTTTTTCCATTTCTAGGACAATCGAACACAAAAATACAAACACTGGAAAATTGTTTGTTGCTAAGAATAGATTTGGTCCTGATGGATTGATACATCCCATATTTATGGACACCTCAAACGTCAGTATTAAAGTGTTTGAGTCTGTTGATGAATCTATCGACGACATCAACGCTAAAGCAGCCCGAGACAGGGCGGTGAAGGAAACTAAAGAGCAGGAAATTATATTGAAAGAAAAGTATAAACAATTTAAAAACGGGAGGAACAAGAAAAATGTATAGTAAGGAACATGTGCGAGAAAGTGCATTAAAATATTTTAATGGTGATCAGTTAGCTGCTAACGTTTGGGTGACTAAGTATGCCTTAAAAAACAAGAAGGGTGATTTTACAGAAGAGAGCCCTGATGATATGCATGTTCGGATGGCGAAAGAGTTCGCTAGAATGGAAGAAAAGTTTGGTGGGAAAACCGCGCTTTCACAGAATGATATCTATGAACTGTTAAAAAACTTCAAGTACATCGTCCCTCAAGGATCTCCAATGATGGGCATTGGAAACAACTACGTTAACGTTTCTTTGTCAAATTGTGTTGTTGTCGACTCTCCAAAGGATAATATTTCTTCAATTGTTGATTCAGGCAAATATCTCGCCAACTTGTTTAAGCGTCGTTGCGGTGTAGGGCTCGACATTTCTGAACTGCGTCCCGAAAATGCCCCCGTTAACAATTCTGCAGGTACTACAACTGGAGCTTGGTCTTTTGCGGACTTCTATTCTTACGTATGTCGTATGATCGGGCAAAATGGAAGACGCGGCGCACTTATGATCACGATGGATATAAAGCATCCAGATATTGAACAATTTGTGGCAATGAAAAACGACTTAACTAAAGTAACTGGCGCAAATGTATCTGTAAAGATAAGTGACGAGTTTATGAAAGCGGTAGAAGACAAACAACCGTTCACTTTACAGTTTCCTGTTGACTCTAACAACCCAGACATAACGAAAGAGATACAAGCAGAAGATTTGTGGAATCTTATTGTAGAATCAGCCACTAAAACAGCTGAACCCGGCTTAATGATGTGGGACAATATTATTAATAACCTGCCGGCAGAGAATTATGCCGATGTTGGGTTCAAAACATTAACGACTAATCCCTGCGGAGAGATTCCTCTCTCTGCTTACGACAGTTGCAGGTTGATATCAATTAATTTAAAGAACTTTGTCGTCAACCCGTTTAAGAGTCCAAAATTTGATTTCCATAAATTTTATGAAGTGGCAACGCAAGCCATGAGGCTCTCAGACGATCTGGTTGAGCTTGAAATCGAAAAGCTTGAAAAGATTATCAAGACATGCGATACAAAAGATGAAAAAGCGTTATGGAAAAATCTTTTAAAAGCTTGTCGCGACGGCAGAAGGACAGGCCTTGGCACGCACGGGTTGGCTGATGCGATTGCTTGTTTGAATCTTCGATACGATTCTGATGAAGCTTTAAAAGTAATAGAAAAGATTTATGAAACCTTGAGAGATGCTGCATATACCGAAAGTATTAACCTTGCCAAGGAACGAGGCATGTTCCCAGTGTTCGATTGGGACAAAGAGAAAACGAATTCCTATATCTCGAGATTGCCGAAAATTTTGCGGGAAAAAATTTCTAGATTTGGAAGGCGCAATATTTCTATTCTAACGAACGCTCCTACCGGTTCTGTTTCTATTATGTCTCAGACTAGTTCTGGCATTGAACCCGTTTTTAGGAATTCTTACAGACGTAGAAGAAAGCTTTCTCACAATGAAAAAGATGTCACACCGGACTACATTGATGAACTCGGAGACAAGTGGTTAGAGTATGGTGTATTTCATCATAATCTGCAAGAATATCTTGATTTAATGAAAACAGAAAAAATTCCAGACTTTTTTGTCGAGAGCGATCAAATTGATTGGCCAAGAAGAGTCGATATTCAAGCTGCGATTCAAAAAAGTATAGATCATTCGATTAGCTCAACGATTAATCTTCCAAAGGGAACAGATCCGAGTGTTGTTGGGGATCTTTATTTTGAAGGGTGGAAAAAGGGGCTTAAGGGAATTACAGTATATGTTGATGGGAGTAGAAGTGGAGTACTGGTTACAGACAATGCAGATGCCTCATTCCCGCAAAATGGAGCACCGAAACGACCAGATGAACTTTTATGCGATATCCACCACACCACAATCCAGGGTGAAAAGTGGACAATTCTTATTGGACTATATGATAATAAGCCTTACGAAGTATTGGGGGGTCTTTCAAATTTGATCGAAATTCCAAAAAAGCATAATCGAGGAATACTGACGAAGCATAGTTTCAAAACCAGAAACAACAGGTATGATCTACAGATTGGGGAAGGAGAAGACGCTATTTTTATTAAAGGTGTTGTAACAGTGTTTGACAATCCTACGAATTCTGCTTTTACACGAATGATCTCTCTTGCCCTCCGCCATGGCGCCCGACCAAGTTTCTTGGTTGAACAATTACACAAAGATCGTGATAGTGATATGTTCAGTTTTTCGAGATGCATTGCGAGAATTCTTAAGAATTATATTCAGAATGGCGAACAAGTGGCAAGTGATAAAGTATGTGAAGCTTGTGAAAGCGAAGGATTGATTTATCAAGATGGATGCGTAACTTGCGAAACTTGCGGTTATGCAAAATGTGGTTGACATTTGTTTTAAAAAGTTTTATAATAAATAAAGGAGGATAAAATGAAACTTAATTATCTATTACCAGAAAAAGAGGCAAACGAACTTTGCGATGGTTCCAGAACTAGAATGAGAAAACATGCATGGTCCCCAGGTGGACAATTACGCAAATCCGTCGACGGTTCGGTTGGAACTGAATTTTTTTGTAAAAGGTGCGAGAGGAGATATTGGCACTTTTTTACGTCAGAACAATACGAAACATACAAAAATCTTTTAGGAGAAGTAGCATGAAATTTGAACCAAGAAATAGACACTTGTTAGTGGAAAAGATTGAAAACGAAGAAGAGAAATCAAATGTTTTATTACCAGAGGGGTACAAAAAAGTTGAAGAATACTCACTATTGCGTGTACTGTCTGCAAGTCCAGATTGCTCTGTGATGGCTAGAAAAGGTGAAAAAATTATTGTTCCTACACATTTAATTCAAGAAATCAGGGTGGAGCAAGAAGAATTTTCTATTATTCTTGAAAATCATATATGCGGGGTGGTGTTCAATAAATGATGATGACTTATGCTGAATTAATCTGTGCCGCCGTGTTATCAATTAGTATGCCGAACGCAGAGTTTGCATGTAAGCACATGGACTCGGTTGTAAAATATTCGGATAAATATGATATCGATCCAGTTATTCTGACTGCACTAATCCATGCCGAAAGCAGATGGAATCCTAAAGTAGAGAGTAAAGCGGGAGCCTGCGGACTAACCCAAATTATTCCAAAGTGGTCGAGGAAGTTTGGATACGTCGGATGCAAACGATTAAAAAATGATCCTGAAATGTCTATAAGAAAGGGAGCCCAGGTATTAAGTTACTGGGTCCACAATTACGGGAAGGGCAGCTACAGGCTAGGTTTATGCGGATATAATGCCGGATATCGTTGCCGAGGAAAGAGTAAGATTTTAGACAAGAACGGACACACCAGATATACTCGGAGAATAATGAAGACGTATAGAAAAATAGAATTGGAAATGATACCAGGCTGTATGCATCGTGAATAAAAAAGGAGTAATAACATGACAGATGCAGTAGATACAATTGAAATTGAAGACGCAGTTAGAGTAGTTGATGAAATCCGTAACGAAGTTATTATTACTATTAATGGTAATGACATTCGTATTCCAATGGATTCTTTAGGTCTTGATATAGACTCTAGCGATAGAGATATTTTGAATGAAGTTCGTCCTATTATTCAGGAACGTGAAGATATTGATATTCAGGACGATACTGGTATTTATAGCTATACTGTACGTAAAGCTATGAACTCTAATTCTATCTATATTTATCCTAAGCCTGTCGCAGGGTAATTATTAAGAATAACAAAGGAGAAAGAAAATGACATTTACTA